AATTTTGTGCCATGTTATACTAATTTAAAATAACGTTATTACGCTACTTTGTGAATTAAAACTGTAATTTTTGCATCTGCTGCAGGAGCAGAATTAAAGCTTACTTTTATATGATCGTTTGATGCAGTATTACTTGCATCACTTATGCCTCGTCTCACATCTGCAATAACAGTATTACCATCCGCGTTGTATAGTTGTACAATTACTTTTTTAGAATTTAACCCATGATCAATATAAAAAGCAGTTGCACTGTTATCTCCTATATCAGCACTTGCGCTTGTAGCACTTTGTATTTCTGCAACTACAGTAGCGATTGTGAATTTTTTAGAAGCACTTCCTGATCCTACACCTGCGAGACTTACAATCCCTGTAGCTGCAGTTAGTTCATTAAGATCTAAAGACAACTCATGAGCAACCCCTTCACCAGTAGCTGCACCAGTGGTATCTATACCAGTACCTCCTACTAAAGTTGCTAAGTAATGCCCTGTAGTATGTGTACCTAATGCAATGTTTCCTTCTGTTGCAATAACCTTAGCTGCACCGTCGTCTAGCATCCATTTGTCTGTAGCTTCATTCCAATAAAGAAGTACATCAGAGGCATTACCTCTATTTATTTCAAGACCTGCATTTTGAGAAGGTGCAACGTTACCAGCGAGATTACTGTTTAAAGTAATAATATTATCCGCTAAATTAATTGTCTCAGAGTTAACTGTTGTAGTAGTACCACTTACAGTTAAGTTACCAGAAATAATAAAAGTATCTCCAGAATCTGTACCTATAGTAATGTTTTGATCTGCAGACCCACCTGAAGATTCAAGATTAGCTAAAGCTGTAAGTAAATGAGCATTAGAAACATTTTGTACGTCTGTATTACCTGCAAGAGCTGTAGTAGCGCTTGTACCTAAACTAGGCAAGGTAATAGCAGTAGTTGTAACTGTATTTACGTGACCTTGTGCAGTGTAAGTTGTAGAAATGTTATTAAAGCTTGCTCCAAACCCTAAAGTTGCTGCAGTACCCGTTGCGGTATTAGTTGTTACAGCATCGTGGTTTATTGTAAAAGCTTTGTTGCCTGATTGGTTTAGTGTAAAAGTTCCACTTTGTCCTGACCCAAAACTTAAAAGAGTTCCAGCAGTTACAGTTACAGTTGAGTCGTAAACAGGATCTCCTACTTCCAGCCATCCCCCTGTTGAACCACTATAAACTTTAAGTCTATAATCAGTTTGAGCTGAAGGAGAGGTGTCAAAATATATACGACCTGCTTGTAGGTTTGATGAAGGAGCAGTACCTAATGGGTGTATTGATGCGTTTTGTAGTTGATTACCTAATAGGTTAATATCAACAAGATGTTTTATTTCAGCCATGATTAATTATTTTAATATGTTATACATTTAGTTTAAATAAGCTTTACCCGAGAACGTTGCCTCAAATTTTACTGTTAATCGAGAGTTTGATTGAAACGAAACCTCTCCTACAACTACTGTATCTGCTGAATCTACTACTGTTACACTTGGTTTTTTATTTAAAGAATGGTTTATAACCCATTCATTAGAGGCACTTGCCTGCGTAAATACTTCTGAACTTGCAGTAGTACCTGCTGGTCCTTGAAGACCCACACTAGTGACTACTACTTGGTTTTGCGAAGTTACAACTTTATTATTAGTTGAGGCATTTATATGTACCTCTTTACTTGCCGGTTTGCTAACTTGTACATATTTCTTAGACATTATGCTACAGATTTAATAATTTGTAATTGACCAGTTAGTAATCTTTCAGTATTATTAGATATTGTTATATCTAAATCATAATCTGCTCTGTTCCAAGTATAGGCTGCCGTTTGTGTTGCTGTAAGGCTAATAGTAAAAATACCTCCCGTTGCGTTTGTTATTGTTATTCCGCTCCCTACACTTAAATCCACAACTAAAAGACTATCACTTCTATTGTCTTTAGCTTTGAGAGTAATAGCAGCACCTGAAAGATTAACAGCCGAACCATTTGCCTGTGTATAGGTTATAGTATTATTAAAAGTAGTGCCCTGTTCAATTTTAAAATCGTGAGATCCTGCAGCCATTATAATGAATAATCAAAAATATTAGGTTTACCATTTCCGTTGTTTTCAATCAAACTAAATCCAGCATTACTGGTCCATCCATTTGATTCACTGTAAAAATTCCCGGTAAACAATGGGGCAATATCTACAGCTCGATAGTTTGCTTGGTCTAGGTATGTTTCGTTTAAAGTATGAAAAACCTTTTTAGATTTTCTAGAATGCCAATGACCTCCTAGTAAAACATTATATGATTTTTGATCTCCGTATTCAAAAAACACTTTACCTATATCTCCTTTTGATACTCCGTGATGGTTATGCGTCATTACGTAAAATATGCCATCTATCATTCTGTTTAAAATAATAGAAGAAAACTCTACGTTAACTTTGCTATTTAAATAGCTTTGTTTAACCATGTAAGATAACAGTCCAGCAACATCTCCTTCGTTATCGTGTTTTGCGTCTGAGGTAGATCGATCATGATTACCTGCAACCATATACACGTTAGTTATATTATTAACCGAAGCTAAAAAGTCTCTTACTATTTCATAAGCTAAAATAACGACGTGGTGCCCATATAATCCTTTCCCCATGCTTTTCCATGAGTTGATGTGATTAAGTCCCGTAAAAGACTCTATAAAGTCTCCTAGGAAGATTATGGATACCTTTTCATATCCTCGCTCGTTTACTTTATCGGCTATCTGTCTTAAATATTTGATTACAGTCTTGTAATTAAAGTCTTGGGTTTTTGCTAGTTTCTGTATATCTGCTCCAATATGTAGATCTGCCAGACAAAGAACTCCGTGATTAGTGCCAGGGGTTCTTTTTATATTTGCAGTAGATATCGCAGAATCTAGGTTCTTCCTAATTTCTTGATAGTCAATTTCTTTTTCACGTGGTTTTAAAGTAAGCTTAACTTGATAGTTAGTCTTCTTTCCTTTTTGTGAAGTAACATCCCACGCGTTACATGTGTAACCAGTTACTTCAAATTTTGTAAGGTCTATTCTAAAAAACTCTACTGCTTCTGCTAAAGAAGTTATAGGTTTTTCGCCTTTATAGTTATATGTTGTTGGTACTCTTGTGTCTTCTGCTACACTTTGCTTTGCTACCTTAGCTACCTTTCTTCGTAAAGTACGATGAGAAAACATATTTCCCATGTGGTGGTCTTGTACTATTTCTGCTACTTTACTAAAACTTGATTCTGGATTTGCTTGTAAAACTTGTCTTATTACGTCTTCTAATTTCACGATTGATTGTTTTATGATTTTCTCAAAAATAAGAAAAATATAGGTGCTATACCAAATTTTCTTCTGTTTACCAAATTTTTAATTCAAAAAAAGGGGACAGTTTTTGACCGCCCCCTCCTTGAACTAACAATAAAAACTAACAAACAATTATATTATATAATTATGCTTATTTAAGTTTTACAACCTGCGTTTGGATAGCCGCTGGTGTTACAGTGGAGTTGCCGTCTTTTACAAATACTTCAATAATGAAATTATCGTAATTTTTAGCATTACCAACTGCTTTTGATTGAGATACTTTTGTTCCTTCAATTAGAACTAAGTCATAGTTTCCAGATACTTGAGATACCGGTTGCTTGATGTTTGTACCACCAAGACCAAATAATGCACCATCAATGAATCCACCTTTTTCTGCTTCAGCTACTTTAGCTTCAGTTCCTACAGAAGGAACAGCAGCAGTAGTGTAAACAAATGAACTAGCGTCATTTCCAGCTAATCTAAAGTGAGAATCAATTGGAGCTGTAATTGTAATAACAGCACCTGAGATAGAAGCACCAAATCCGAAAAACTCAGAAGCGCTTTTTGCAAACTCAAGATCCATAAGAGCTTTGATAGCTGCAGCACTTACACCTTCAAAAGTCTTTACTGGAAGGTTCATAGTACCTTTAGTAGTATTAATAATTTTGATGTACGCGCTACCTGAATCTAATGCAACTGTTGCTGCAGATGATTGAGCTGTTCCAGCACTGTACGCGATAACGGTAACTTTCTTGATGTCACCTTCGCTAATTGGACCAACGTTTTTAGTACCGTAAAATAATGATACATTGTCGTCGCCGCTTGTTAATGTTGCTACTCTTGTAGCTCCATCTTTAACGTAACCGAACTTCGCTGCTTCAAAAGCATTAGCTGCGGCTGCGTCACTGTTGATGATTAGGACTTCTTTTTTTGCCATGATAAATAAATATTAAAGATTAAAATTAAATTAATTACTCAGATTGAGATCCTTCTATTGAATTAGTTTGGTATCTCGGAGCTTCTGTGGCTTCTAATAAATGTTTAACTGTTAAATCTACTATTTCTTGGTGTGTGTGTTCTGCTAGCTCGCAATCTTGGTTCGAAGATAAAGCAATTTCTGAAGGTACCCTAATGTAATCTAGGGCTACACCTTTTAATAGGAACCTTTTGTCGGTAAATACCTTTATAAAAGTATCAGAAATTACACCCATTGGGCTTTTATGTGATGATTTTGAAAATGGACTTTCAAGCAAATTGTAAGCATCATCCGGCTCAACAATTCGTAATGGTATCTCTTTTATAGGTCGTACAGATATCTTATCTAACCTACCATCATAGTCGTTACTGGGATTAATTTGAAAAGATACATTATCTGCATTTGCTTCTAATATAAACTGTTTTGCTACAGTAGCATGAGTATTTTGATAATAAGGTCTAGGATAATCATTTGTAATAAAATCAAATGTAGGTGAGGTGTTACCTTTGAAAGGCTCTCCTGGGGGTCCTAGGGATATAGTAAAAGTACCTGCATAAGTAGTAGCTCCTCCAGCTGCACCTTCAACTATTATAGAAATAAGATATTTGTTACCTTTTTTTATTCTAATAGGTTGACTCATAGATTCTGTAGAACTTGCATGACCTGGTGTATGTTTAATATACCCATTTGCAATAGTCCATTTATCCTCTGTGCCGTCTCCTAACTTCCAATCCGTAGCTGTTGAAAAATCACCATTAGTTATTAGCTCAGGGTCTATTTGACAATCACTGTGTAATATTTTAGCCCTGCTGTTTATTAAAAACAAATAATTAGTAGGTAGATCAAAGTCTTCATGATCCGCATAAATATCAGGAGTTAATACATCGTCTGTATAATCTAATACAGTGAGTACACGTAAATCGTCAATACGTTTTTGTGTACCGTAATACCCTGATTGTTTTGGATCTGATTTTGACCAAAAGCGTTGTTTTATAAAACGCTCTTGCATTTTATTTAAAGCAAAATCCAATTCCTCTGGTAAAAAAGTATCAAAGGAATTAGAACCTACTTTTTGTAGACCTTGTTCTACAGCAAAATGCATTTCTGCTACCGTCATAATTAACTAAAAGTTTTCAGACGCGCTTTTAAGGTAGTTAATATATCAGAGTTTTTCTTGTCTTTTATAAACAAGATAGCCTCTTCCATAGAGTCTCCTAAAGACACATCTCCGTTTAATATAGTGTTACCTACTTTACGTAGTACTTCTCTTGTAATACAATCGTTAATGAAAGCTTGATGCTCTAAGTTTTTGTCTGTTGCATATCCAAGGAACTGTGTAGGATCGGCTTCTACCTCTCCCTCTAGTGTAATTTCCTTTTGTGCCTCATCCATTGTCTTAGGCTCATATCCATAAACTTGTAATAGTTGATCCATTTTGGATACATTAGCGGTTACCTTTATAAATTCTTTATATGCTTCTTTTCTTTTTGTAACTCCAGCGAGTTTTTTGATTTTCTCAATTTTGGTATCATAGATAAAATACTTATAACCTCTATTAGATATCATTTCTTTTTCATCTTGCGCTACGTAAGGATGCGCACATGCGAATTTCCATCTTATGTAATCCATTAAATTTAATGGTTCTCCATTTTCATCTACTCCTACTTCTAGATCAGTTCCTCTAGAATCAATAGTAACAGTCATGTTATGGAAATATTTTTTTACCTCTTTCATAAAATTAATGTCAGATGCGTCGACACCAATTATTTGAGGCATATATTTTTTTTGTTCTGCAAAAGATAAACCCGTTTGGGAATCTCCATTACTAGAAAAAGTGGAACCTATTTTTCGTTTAGCTTCTGCATAAACGTGTTCCGGTAAATTTGTTGCGTTAGCTTTTCGTTTTAAAACTACTTTTCTTGAACTCATGATTTTATTTTCTATGTTAAACAAAACAGTAAAGGGGAGTACTATTACTCCCCCGACTGCTTATAAATTTATGATTTTACACATTCTAAGTGTAGACAGTTTGTAGCTCGTCTAATTGCGATACCACATTCTTTCATAAAGTGAACTGATGCACCATCAACGTCGTTAGCTCTTAAAGAGTTACCGCTGTTGAATCCTGGAGGTACTGAAGCACCTGCAACTGCCCATCTTACTAATTCTCTACCTTTTCTAGATACCATCTGTACGTTGGTTTCACCATCGTAAGTTGACATGTCTAAGAAGATCATTCTGTAAGATTCCATTGGTAATCCAGTCACTGGGTGTTTTGGACTATTCAATGCTCTTGCACCATGATCAAATAAAGGTAAGTGTCTCACTGTTACTGTGTGACCATCAATATGTCTGTATGAAGTAAAGAAACCTCCTAATTGCAATGTTGAACCTGACCCTGTAACAAAGTTAGAAGGATCTGTGTTCTTGATATAAGTACCAGAACTTAGTTCAGATTTCATTGCGTTATCGAATTCTTCCATACCACCTAAACCTGTAAACAATACAATGTTCATGTCTTGAGCATCAGAAGCACCATATAATGCATCTCTTACTACAGACTTGATTTTTGTAGCTGTTAATGTAGAGTAAGTATCTACGTTAGGAATTTGCTCTAATACACCAGAACCAAGTGGAATTGGTTTTCCGTTGTCGTCTTTCATGTGAATAACACCTTCAGAAGATCTGTTGTATTTAGAATACCAAAGAGCGTATTCAGTTTCTTCTTTCCATCTTAGCATGTGCTGATATTCTTCGAAGTCATACCATAAAGCAGTTTTTCTACCGTCTACGTTAAACTCAAAGTTTACAACTCTATCAGGAGCATTACCTTCATAACGGTAAGACTTTCTGATAAGAGAAATCTGGTTTCTCATTTTAGATGGAGCAACCCAGTTGCTCTCGTTACCAACTGATCCAGAGATCGCTGTTGGCGCGAATAATTGTACCCAGTTTTTACCAGCTATGTCAGATGCTCCGATTGAATCGCTTTCATCTGCAGTAACTAATTGTAAAGTATAAACCCACTGTCCACTTGCGTTTTCATATGGATCATCCATTACTCTTGCCTGGATTCCGTTTTCACTTTCAATAATGTATTGTTTGATAAACCACTTGCTATCAAATGCTACTTTAAATCGTGTGTAATTTGCACCTGTTCCAGAAACTAATGCGCTGGATCTAACTGCTTTGTTTAGTCTACCCATTACTGGATAATCGTACTCAATGTCATTGATATACTTTACTGAACCAGTTCCTTCAGTAAGAAAAGAAAGAGGAAATCTCTTGTCTTCTTTTCCTGCCAAGTGAGTGATCACAGGTGAAAGTACATCAGGTTGAGTTAGAAGAGCACTCGCTAACGAGTTCTCATCTGTCATTCCTTCTGCGTTGAAGAAATCTTCGTATAAACGAAGTCTTTTTGCGTTGTCTGCTGCCATGATAAATAAATATTAAAGATTAAAATTAAAAATTCGTGTTTAGCCTAATAGCTTGTCTAAAGTTGGGATATTAGGTCGACCATTACTAGTCTTGTTATATCCTCCTTTATTGCCCTTCATTCTTCTAGAAGCTGTTGGTTTGCTTGATTTTAATTTAGCTTTCAAACTTGCCGCTTGCTTTGTATTTACTTTGGCGCTTACTAACTTAGATATATCAAGACCCTTATACATAAGGTACTCCATTGCTAATATGGATTCTTGATCTAACTTTTCTCTATCTATAAGTCTTTGGCTTCTACCGTTATTATCTACTGGTGTTGCCATCCAACTATAAAATCTTTTTTTGTCGCTCTCTGGAATTGTGAAGTCTCTTAATCTACCCTTGTTAATGATAGTTCCAATTTGACCCCAGGTTTCCTGAGTTTGTTTTGCAGTTTCTTGAGCTTGCTTTTGTTGCTGTTGAACTAATGTTTCTTTTTGTTTAACTTGATGAGCTGCTAATTTCTTAACTGCTCTTTCTGAATTCTTAAGTAAAATTCCAGCATCTTCATAATCTTGAATTGTCTCTGAAATTTCTTCTGGCTCAAATCCTTGCATTTGCATAAAGCTTTCTACTACCTTACGCTGCATTCCTTTGTCTTCTTTACTCAATTGCAGCTTTCCAAAATCTATTTCTTTTGCTGCTACTTTAAAGAACTTGTCTGGATCTCCTCCAGATACTCTGTAATTTAAATATTCCTGAATATCAGGAAATGATTGAAACACAGATTGAAATTGCTCTTCTGCAATTTTTTCTGCCATAGCTTTGGTTAAACCTGCTATGCCATCGTAGTCATCTTCAAACTCTCCTTCTACATCATATCCTAGTCTTTCTTTAAGAGTAGATATAATACTAGCTTCTGTTTCTTCTGTTTCTTCTGTTTCTTTTGGATTTTCTTCTAATGAATCTGTTGCTTCTTCTAATTCATCATTAGGCTCTTCTGTTTCTGCAGTCTCCTCTTGAATTTCTTCTGAGGTTTCTTCAACTGCTTCTTCAGTCGTTGGAGTTTCAGTTTCTACGGTTTCTGGTGTTTCTTCTGTAGTCTCTGCTGCCGGTGCTGGTTGATCATCTAAGAGTGCGCTAACACTTATCTTCGATAAATCTAAATTGTCTTCTTTACTCATGTCAAAAATAATTAAATTATACTAAATTTCAATACATAAACTTCTTCAAACTCAATGTGTTTATATAGAGTCTTTTTATGTTTGTTTCTTACTTAATGCCTTCTTTTGAAGGTCTAATTTTTTGTTTTCAAGGCGTTCTTTTGATTGCATCTCTCTTTCTTTTTGTGAAAGTTTTTCTCTTTCGATTCTAACCTTCTCTAGATCTACTGCATCATTAATGCCATTGTTATTCATATCCTGGTCTACAGTCTTCGCTGCTATCTCAAGTTCTTTGACTTCAATTTTGTTATCTCGGTCTAATTGATTTTGATTAGCTTCAAAGTCTTGAGCTGCTTGCGCGGCTGCTGCCTGAGCTTCAAGTTGTTGTGATTGCATTTGTTGCGCCTGTTGTTGTTGAGCTTGTTGTATTGCTTTTTCAGCAGCATCAACTTCATTAAGCTTTTCTTTTATTTGTGCAAAGTTGCTAGAGTCTAATATCTCTGCAATTGTACCAGGTTGTGATCCATTTTGTGCAAATGATAATGTAAGCTGTTTAAGCTGTTGTATTTTATCATTCTCAATAGAGTTGTTCTTAACAAACACTCCATATTCTGCTTCTTGGAATAATTCAGCATCTATATCTAGTATAGCCTCTCTGTAGTCTCCGGTAATGTATTGTGTTTTCTTACCGTCTTTCCAAGCAACTTTAGATGTATCTAAGAGACCATTAAATTCTCTTTCTACATATTTATCGAAACGTCTAAACAATTCTTCTGTCATTACAGAGCTTTGGAAGACTGCTCTTTCTGTGGCTCCAATACCATCAGATGCTTGCACTTGTCCTTTTCTCTGTCTAGAGATACCAATAAGTTCTTCCCACTCTTGTTTAACAGACTGAAGCAATTGAAACTGAGCGGCTATATAT